GTCTTCTCCATTAGTTCCTAATCTAGCACCAGCTCCTCCGCCTCCTGGACCTGCTGCTCCATAAACTCCTGGTTCAGCAGCACCACCGCCACCACCAGCATAAGTTACAGAAGATCCTGTGATTGAATTAGCTACCCCGTTTCCACCAGCTCCTGCTTGCGCATTAGAAGCATTCCAAGTAACTCCGCCACCAGAACCACCTGCGCCGCCTCCTCCTCCAGAGGCTGCTTTTGTTCCTGGAGAGGGGGTAGGAATTGAACTTACATTTCCACCAGCGTTTCCTTGAGACGGACTAACTGGAGGTGTATTTCCAGCTCCACCTGGATTTCCACCATTAAAATATTTTCCTCCTCCACCGCCAGATCCTCCAGATCCTCCTGTTGATCCGCCGCTAGATGTTGTATTTTGTGCACCATGACCACCAGCTGCAGAAGTAATCGGTCCAAAAGTTGATGAACTATTATTACTTCCTACTGTAACAGGTGTTGATCCTGGAATTGTTAATGCAGTTCCCCCTGGAAAAGAAGTTCTAAAACCACCTGCTCCTCCACCACCAGATCCCATTAAAGTAGGTTTTTCAGGAGCAGGGATAGTGTCAACACCCTCACCTGGATAAGCATCTCCTCCACCACCTATAACTAAATAGTGAACTGCTTTTGGTCCGTTGTTATGACTTACTTGAAAAGTTCCTGATTCTGTAAATGTAGTTATCTTGTCTCCACCATTGGTAGAAGATAATGTCGGTTCAATTACAGGTCCGATAATTCCGCCATTCGCCACAGCTAATTACCTCCCTTAACTTAATTCCTCGTAACTTATTGTGATAGTAAGATCTGAGTTTGCACTTGCACCTGCTTCTATATTATCTCCTTCTTCAAGGTATAAAGCAGTATTTTTATCAACTACAACTAATGTTGCATCAGCTGGAACTGATATTGTGCTAGCAATTGCTATAGGTGATCCACCTGATTTAGTTATAAAAACAGATGCATCCGCAGCACTTGAACCATCAATGTTTGCTACGATTATATTGTTAATTTTAAATACTTTTCCTGATGAAGATGCATTTGCAAGAATCTCAGTTGTTAAAGTAGTGTTCAACGTTGCTTGAACAGACTTTGCTGTTATCGTTGCTACGTTTACTAGATTTGGTGCGGCCATATTTTATATTCTCCTGTTGTCTTTTTAACCGAAAACTAAAGCCATTGCAATAGCTTTTCCTGTTGTAATTCCTGCTGTTGCAAAACTTAAAGTTCCAGAACCGTTTGTAACTAGGGCCTGATCTGCTGATCCATCAGCATTTGGAAAAGTAAGCCCATCAAGAACAATATTTCCTGATCCATTTGGTGTGATTGTGATGTTACCATTCGCACCATCTACAATTGTAATTACACCTGAGTTTGTTCCTGAATTAGTATCTAATACTAGATTGTGAGCACCACTAGAAGTTATAGTTGCATCTGCTGCACCTGTTCCCACTCTAGTTTCTCCAGAGCCTTTTGGTTTAATATGAATATCAACGTTAGTTTCTCCACTTGCCCCTATGATCGGTGGATTACCCGTTGCAGCGTTGGTTACTTCTAGTTCATTTACTGCTGAAGATGTTGTTTGAAATATAATCTGCTCGTTTCCATTTGCATCTGCAATAAAACCTGCGTCTGCAATTTTTGGAGCTGTTAAAGTTTTATTTGTTAAAGTGTCTGTTGATGATGCAGTTATAAATCCTGTGTCATCAATATCTGGATTAGTGCCATCGTTCGCTGTAGCATAAACCATTTTTACTGCACCTGGAGCAAGAGTTACACTATCTCCTGATCCTGAAACATATTTAAATACTACGTTTTGTGATCCACTTGTAGAATTTTTTAATACATAAAAAGTTTGAACATCTAAAGGAATAGTAACGTTTCTAGATCCTGTTAATGATCCTGTAAATTCTATTACTCTGTGTGCAAGAGTTGCACCAGTTGATCCATCCGACACTGAAAGAGTTGTATCTCCTGAATCTGATACAGCTTGTGTTGTAAAACCACCTGTGATTTGTTCTATAAGTTGTAAATTAGTATTAGTTTTTGTTCCCCATGTACCAGCGTTTTCACCAGTTGCTTGAAGTTCAACTCCTAAAGGTGTGTATGTAGATGCCATAAATTTTTATCTCCTATGCAGCGTCACTATAACTTGTATTTGATCCAGTTGCAACATCTGAATATGTATCATTCGAGCCTGTTGAAACATTACTATAGCTTGTATTTGAACCAGTGTCAATATTAGCGTAAGCCTGTATTCCAAGTAAACCTACAGTGGACGTAATAGGATCTGTTACCAATCCTTGTACCATTTCTACAGGTGAAATAGATCCTACAGAAGATGTAGAAGAAACACCTGTTAAACCAACCACATCAGCTGGAGATATTGATCCTACAGAAGAGGTTGCAGAAACACCTGTTAAATTTATCAATTCAACAGAACCAATTTCTAAATCTCCTACAGAAGAAGTTGCAGATACTCCGGTAATTGCACTTGGACCAAACTCTAATCCTAAAGTTCCTATAGAAGATGTTGCAGCCACTCCTGTAACAGGTTCTGTGCTTACACCAAAAGCAAGTCCTAAAGTTCCTAAAGAAGAAGTGGAAGATTGTCCAGAAACAGCGACAGTAGGACTTATTACAAAGCTAACACTACCAACACTTGTTGTAGCTTCTTGACCAGATAATTCATATGCAAATTCTAAAGTAGGTGCATCTACAGTAGATGTTAACTCTTGACCTACTAACGGAATAACTTGGTTAGGAGATTCGCCCCAAGAATTATCTCCCCATTCATCTCTACCCCAACCAACTAAAGTTCCAACATACGACATTGTTGGTGTTGCAAAATCAGATTGCACACCTGTTAATGGTACACCTATCTCACCATCAATTTGTGGACTACCAACACTAGAAGTCAAAGAGTGATTGGAACCAATCATCTCTAATAAAACAGTTATACCAGTTGTTATAGATCCTGGTGAAGCAGTTGCTTCTAACCCTGTAACAGAAATTGTTTCGTCAGCACCTTCACCCCAATCAGCATCGTTCCAAGCTAATCTTCCCCAACCTGTTTCGTTAAATTCTTCAGAGCTACCTAAAGATGTAGTAGCAGATATACCTGTTAATGAAACTACTATTTCATCATCTTGCCATGCATTGGCGCCCCAAGTATTTGTACCCCAGGTAGATGCCATAAGGAGTGCCTCCTTACGCTATACGAATGATTGCGTTACTTGCGTCTGCTGTTGGAAATTGAATTGTAAATGTTCCAGAAGAAACTGTTTTGTCACCACCAAATGCGATAACAGCAACAGCTTTGTCAGATTGATCGTCATTATAAATTAATGCACCATTAGCTGTGAAAGAAGCAGAAGTATAACTTACGTCTGCAAAATCACAAACTGCAGTTGATCCAGATAAAGCTGGAGTAACACTTGTTAATGTTGCACCACCTGCAGAGTATGCAGATCCTGATGTGTTTGAAATTTCGTTTGAAGTTGAGTATGCAGTTGTTCCAGCACCTAAAGACGCAGAACTTGTGTATAAAGCTATTTTAAAAGTATCACCACTAGACGCAGTGAAATTATGTGTACCAACTAAAATTTCTTGTTTAAAGCTGTTACAAATTGCTGATGATATTGCCATAATTTATTCTCCTACGGGTTTGCTGAGTTAACTGGGATACGAACAGCGCCATCAGTGTAGTCATCTCTTCGTCTTCTGCCAACTTGCTCATTAGCAAACTTCTGTACCTCTTGTTTATATTTATTTTCATATAATGTCAACATGTCTATCGGACCTTTTAAAAATCCATATGCTTCTGATAAACAACAGTATAATAGCCCATTTGGAAAGTTAAGACTGATATAATTAGTGTCGTCATTTTCTAACAACGCTGGTGCTGCATTGTAGTGAACTCTAAATTTGTAAGTAGTATCAGGAACAGGGGCAAACATCATTCTCCCAGATGTAGTATCAGACTCTCCAGTAGCACCACCAAACATAGCATAATACTTAGGCTGTCCTCTTTTAGCAGATGCAGTTGAAGATACATATTCTTGTAAGTATGTAATATCTTTTTTTTCTAAC